CGCGAGAGTGTTATACCAGTTTTTCCGAAGACGTTACTCTGGATGTCTACACACGCACTACTCTAATCAATGTTTCATAGTATTTAATGCAGAAAATCATTGCGCAGTTCTGCATGATAAACAGAATCCCACACATTTTTACGTTGGAGATTTTCCCAAGTCGGAAAACCTCGTTGCAGATCTGTTATTGTAATATCACACTGACGCATTTTTTTTATGAGATCAGCATTATTATGCGCTCTTGAGGTAGCAAACCCTAAATTAGTTTCATGAGCAGGGATTTTCGCCAAAGCATTAGCATAAGCAAAGCGCAAATAAGAATAGGCAGCAAAATTACTAGCATAGGTACCATAAGAATGGCCAATCAAAGACAAAATGAAGTCATAAACATCACGATCCTTAGACTCTCGTCCAAAAACGGATTTAATAACATATTCACTAATATCCCTAAACGGCAGGTACTTAGCTTGCCCAGGGGTGGTACACATATTGCGTTTGGGCATCATCTTCAAGAAAACTATCCCTTTTTGGACCGCAAAACCTTTTCGCACAGAAGCGCAAAAAGGCACATCCACCCGTACATCACGCATTTCCATCCCAATGTGTTTCTTCAGGAAGGCAGCATAAGTACGCATATTAAAGGTATGAGATAGTATTGATCTCTTTTGGGTTTGTATCTGATCATCCCCATAAATTATCAATTTTGTAACTTTCTCAATCAATTGCTGCTCTATAAAAGCACGCTTTTCAAGAGGTTGCATTTTAATGTGATACACCTGAAACATGAAATACCAAAGGATGCCATTAAAACTATTTCCATGAGAGGTCATCCAACGCCCAGACTCCATTTGTCCTATAATTATAGCCACCAACTCTCCAAAATAACGCAGAATCCGCACACTACTGTGCTCGGAAATATATTTAATCATTCTGCGCATTATCGGATAGTGAGGGTGATCAGGACGAAAATAAGCAAGAGCAAAGGAGTCAAAAAAATCCATATAAACTACATTAGTATGAACATCCATACCATTAAAATCTCCATCATCATAGGTTTTAAGATGTTCAAATTGGTCTAAGACTCCAAGCCTTTCTGCCATTTTATCCATCCCCGCTCGGGACCACTTCATTCCTATAGACACACAGGGACCTGTCTCCAACTGTTTGCGTGTGGTATGACATATACGTTCTATAAGAATGGTGAACTCATTAGGAATTTCATAAAGACGAAGCTTATGTATCCAGGTACGCCAGAGAGCATCATCCACTTGTTTTTCTCCAAGACTGGTATAAAGCTCATTTTTCATGTTTTGTGTACTAATAGCTGCAATAGGGGGAAGACCTGAGGCAAAGTTCGCGACAGATTTCAATACGGCCTCATGACAATGTATCTTTTTCTGAGAAGCTTTAGAAACTAAAGTCACATCTTCCACCTCACCTTTTTCCTCCAACTCAAGCTTATAGACATGCGATTGCTCTACAAATGACCCTGCTGCGGCCCCTAAATACATTCCTTCACAGCGTTCAAAACTAACTGTAGGATCCTGGGTACGCAACTTTTCCTCTAAACCCATGGTATTCACCATATAATTAAGGGCTTCCGGAATTACTTCTATGGCTTCGCGCATCGCGGGAGTAACCACATCAGTAGGCTGATGTTTTTTTCGTAGAGCTGCTGCAATCTTTTCATTACTTAAATTATCCATGGACGAGATCACATGGGGACGGCCATTTGTTGTTCCAATAGCCATATTGTAAGGAGAAGCCACTCGGGCGGCAAGAACTTTGAGACTCATTATTGATTCATCTGGTCCTTTATATTTCTTCCAAGGACAGTGATTAAGGTAAGGACGCCAAACGTCTTCATACCATAAGAGGTTCTCTCTTATCCCATACTGACTAAACCAAGAGACATCAGCCTCCCGGAGAGTTTTTTCCGTTCTTGGGTCCAACATCCTAACTGGAGAGGACTCAAAGGAAAGCGAACCTAAGCCAAAGCAAGGGACAAAACGAATATTCGTATAGCCATCAATAGACGCTGTATGAACTATCTCAGCAACAACATTTCGTTTACGTTTGCAGAGAACCATATTATTCAACCATTCACAAGAACTCTCGATCTTGTATATAGTAGATTGGATTATCTCTTCAGTTGTTCTTTGTTTACCTGCCAAATCACGAGTAACATAAATTGAAGGAATACGCAACTGTTCTGCGAAATCAACCTTCAAATCACACTCACAAAGATTTCCATGTAAGCAAGAGTTATACCCCACCCACTGGATACTAAAAGCATTAGTAGTCACACCAACTTTCG